TTCTTCTATGTGTTTTCTAACAGGCCGCAGCTTTACCTCTAGCTCCTCAAAGAAAAGCTTTAGTTTTTTCTCCATGTGTATCTGTGCTTCACGCTCTATATCCATTATACTTTTGTTGGTATCTCAGTACAATAAGCAGACACTGTAGATTCAGTAGAGGGTTTAGTGCTCATAAGCTCACTAGTTATGTAAGCTGCACCATCTTTGCACATCTCCATAGTAGGATACACATAATTAATTGCTTGAACCTGAACGTATCCTGGCGCAATAGACATTATAAGCACTAGGACAAACATCAATCTGTACTTTCTTTTATTTCAAACGTTCGTTGCGTTCTATCAGTAGAATATTTTGGAGCCTCTACTACTTCATGGTGCTTAATCTCTGCTGAAACTGATAGCTTTGGTATGTAGTTTACTGTTTGTAGCGCTATAAACACGGCTGCAACTAATCCAACAATTATTTCCATTTTATTTTCCTTTATGTTAAGTCAACTATCTCACACGAATCGCCACTACAGGCTAGTGTTTGCATAGCTACGGTGTTATCTTCCTTTTCATAATCACACAAAGCTGACCACTTTATATTACGAGGCATAGCTTTAGAGAGTTTGTCATACTCTTCTTTGCTACACTCCTGATAAGGTGCTTGTTGGTATGTGTGATCTGAGTGGGGTAGGAAGGATATACCACTCATCTCATCAAAATGTTTATAAACAAAGGCTCCGACTTCTAGCCATTCATCATCACGCACAGTGCAAGTGATACTGGGTTTGTGCTCTGACCAGTGTCGTTGATACATCAGCCATGTCTCTAGTTGTTCTATGGCTGTCATGTCATTTCTAGTTATAGCTTTCTTTGGAGCTTTNATAGGGAAACTAAACACTACAGTTGTGTCTGGTTTCATAACGCATGGCTCGTTAGGTATGCCTTGATCTTTCATAAACTGTGTCAGAGGATCATTGATATCGCCACGTACAGTTCTAATGTAATGTAATGAATGTCTAGCATGTATGCCTGATGCTGAGTCAACTAATTGTGACACTGTTCCGCTTGGCTTGACGCAGGTGATTGCTGCGCTTGGTGGAATGCCAAGACGGTTAGCCCAAGTATTATTAGTGCGAACAGCAACTTCTCGTAAATGTTCAAGAGTCTTCTCCAATCCTTTGTTCTTCGTAGTCATCAATGGGTTGTCCATTATCCCTGTGAGTGACACACCCAACAAACGCTCTTCTTCGGTATTTCGCTGCCACACCTTTCGCAAGTATGGGAACTTGGTGTACGTTGATTGGATAGTTCCCAAGATCGTTGCAAGGCGCACTTTGCGTTCCAACGCCTCCACATCGTCTGTTGCCCTAACCACAACCTCCGTAAGATTGCAAAATTGATTCGGTCTAAGTATAATCTCACTGCAAGGATTAGTTCCAAACTCAAAGTTAGGATCACGTTTGTCATACTTTGCAACTTGTTTCTTTGATGCTTCACGATTAAATATTCCCCTTTCACCAGATTTACTTTCTACAAGTGATGTCCATTCACGCAAGAAAGAATACATGTCAGGCTTCTCTGTGTAAGCTACAGAGTTATTAGCTAGAGCACGATGACCTGCATTCTCCCACCAGTTACCAGACTTAGCATGACGCATACGATCATCACTCAGGTTTGATAATGATATCATAGCACTGCGTCTAACGCCACCAGAAACTACTATTTGTCCTACAAAACAAATAATATCGTGACACTCTAACGCATTTAGTTTACGTCCTTGTGCGTTCTTAAATGTTTGCACAGTAAAGTTAAACAGATCTACCAGTGGCGCTGGGCCTGATGCTCTACCACCAAACGTTTTTAGTCTAGCACCTGCAGGTCTAACCTTAGACATGTTCCACTTGGGTATCTCACCTGCCCANAGNAAAGCTAGTAGCTGTCTGAAAGATTTAGCCCAACCCTCTTTGCTGTCTTGCACAACTATTGTTGTCTCGCTTTCAAACAGATCTGGCACTTCTGGCAGCTTGTTTATGTATTGTCTTTCGACACTAAAACCTGCACCTGTTCCACAAAGAAGTATCTGCATAATTTCATCAAATGCTTTTGGATCGTCAACAGTTACGTAGCTACAGTTGTACATGCATGTGTTATCTCTGTCTGCTGCTGCACCTGCTGTCATCATAGCTCTCATACTTGGCGTGATCTCTAACGATAATATAGATTGTTCTAGTTCATCAAAGACTTTTTTATCCACCATATCTTTTACAACATTATTCATGTAGCGTGATACAGTCTCGCTCCAGTTCTCTCGTCTACCTTTTTCAGGTAGCCACTTAGAGTATCTAGACTTGTATATGAATGTCTGATAATCTGTTGGCAGTATGTTGTTGTTATCTAGTTCATTGTAATATTCAAATGCTTCGATATCACTGGCGTTAATCATAGCCTCTCCCTTATGTTTAAGTTTTCTATTTTTACATCATCTATATCGTGAAATGTATTGTGTATCAGATCGTGTACATCCTCCACATGTGCATCTTCTACGGTTGACAGGACGTTACATGGCTCATCTACTTCTAGTAAAAATGTAACGCTAAACTTCTTCCTAGCGCTCACTTATGTTTCTCCTCTAGTGCTTTGATTGCAAAGTCAGCATACTGTCGTAGCTTTTTCATATCCTCTACAGGATTAGAATGTTTGTGTGGTGCTCTGTGATTGTATCTTTGTATGTTACCTCTACAGTACGCAACAAACCCATCTATCCCTAAAGTTTCTTTTATCATATCAATACATTCCATACCACCGTTTATGTTGTAATGAGATGGCTTAGTAACTGGATCAAACCTAACGTCATCTAAATCGCTAAACAATGTCTGTCCGTTCATAGTAAGTGTATCAATAGTATCCATTATGCGCTTCCTTGTGTTTTTGTATATCTAGTAAGCTTCAAAACCTTACCGTCTGTACCTTCTACTTTTTCGTACAGTGGTAGATCTTCTTCGTTCTCGTAACCTACTAGTTCGTTTCTGTGTTCTTCTACTAAATTATATAGGTCTTGATCATATTGTGCAAGTTCTAAAAATGCACCCATCATCGTAGCTAAGTGAACTAAGTATGAAGTGTCCTCTGGATTTAGTAAGTTAAGTTCACCTACAACTAGACCAGTGTTTAACTCTCCTGTCCATCTACCCTTGCCATCAAAAGAACAAGGCTTCAAGACTAGAGCTACTTCATCTTTTCCTATTGAATATTTTTTCATGTTACTTTCTTCTCCCCCTTAAAAGGTATAAGTTTAACTCTAATAGGTTTGCCTTTTTCTTTTAGCCATGCTTCAGGTATGATACGATGTTCCCATTTGAACTCATGTTTGTCACACCATTCACAGTATCTAGACTTTGCACCTTTGTACAACTTTGCTTTGCTGTTACTGAAGACAAACCGTATGTCTAGCTCTGGATGTTGTTCTCGTATAGCTAGATGCTTACGTCTGTCTTCAGTATCAAAGATACCCTTTGTCTCTATTATGATACCATTGTCTAAAATAAAATCAGGCGTGTACGTTCTGTAGCGTAAGTCTTCCCACTCTATTTTTAAACGTTCATACCTGACTTTTTCTTGGTGATCTTTTAGGTACTCAGCGATTTCGTTTTCTAATCCACTGCGATACCTTCTAGAGCTACTCCTTCTTCTCTTTGGGTTTCTCAACCCATGCTTCGTTTTCTGGGGTGTTTGGGTCATCTGCTATAAAGTGTCCTTTTTCGTTACGAGCACGAACCATCTCTGTCTCTACATTTAAAGACTTTTCTAGTTCTCGTGTCTTCATCTCCCCAACAAACTTAACACACTGTAGCCAGTGCTCTAGCATATTAACAGATACTAGGTTTTGCTGCAACAGTTGTACTATCTCTTTTTGGCTGTCAGACATATCGTCTGTTGCATAGTCTTTGTCGTTGATTGTTACTGTAGTCATTAATATTCACCTCTTAGTTTTGTGTAATGTACGGTTGGTGGTTCTTTCTTACCACTGTATACCTTTGACGGTAAACTCTTTAGATTAGGCCAGCATTTTATTTTGTGGTTACAGAAGGTGCAGGACTTGGGTAGCTTATAGTTACCACTAGCCTTACCTCTATATATCTCTGGCTCTTCTGTAAAACACCTTTCAAACGGTGCATTGCTTTTAAGGTAGGTGTGTACGTCCTTTATCTTTTGTAGCACTCTGTCCTTGTCTACTTCTGCTGCAGACACGTACTTGAAGCTACCGTTGTTTTTATTTACAACCCACCAGCCGCCAACTTTTTTGTTAGCTGCTGTGGCGTAACCTACAAGCTGTGGCACGTAGCCAAAAGTATCACCACTCTCTAACGTGTAGAAGTCAACAAACTTGTTTTCGTATGACCAAGCACTAGCAGATTTAACATCGTCTATCTTATCGTCTAGCAACATGTCGTACTCACCAGAGAGTTCCTCTTTTTCGTTGAGTGGCAGTGATACCTTTTCGTTATCGCCAAACTGCACACCAGATGCTCTAAGCAATCCTTTTAGTAGAGCCTCTACCATGTCACCAAATATCATGTTGACTTTAAATGACGTAGGCAGAGGCTCCTGATGATTGGGATCATTCTTCTCGAACCATAGCTGACACTTTGGACGCCCAATGTTGGACATCCTAAGTTTAAACTCTTGTTTATCGTTTGCAGTATTAAACTGTTTGTCAAGAGCCTCACCAATATCTTCTTTTATTTTATCAATAATATCCTGAGACATCTCAGACTTACCATCAATAGCATTTCTAAGATACTGATGCAGTGCTAGTTCAGCAGGGTGGTTCACTGGTCAAAGTCCTCCACATCNACTATGTTGGNAACTATATCNTGGTCAGATGGAGGTATTGTTTCTACATTATTCTCTGACCATTTACTAATAACGTACTCGTTACTAGAATCAATGTAGTCCAAGAAGTTCTGCAGTGTTTCATTATCACCGTCAGCCAAGCCAACAAACTCACTGAGTGAGGCGTTAGTTACCATGTAGGGATTGCCGTTAGGCAAGCTACGTGTTTCACCAAGTAGAGCTATGGTGTGCTCTGCAGGTGAGATTTTCTTCTTCATTAGTTTACCTACTACGGCATCAATGTACTTGAGACTGTCTCTGTTCTTAACGTCCATCACAAAGTCAAACTCATCATCGTAACCTGTGGCAGGTTCACCACCTTCGTAGAAAGCGCCAACTAGTTTAGCTTTACCCATCATAACTTTGACACG